TGTATTTTCGCTGTGCTAGTTTTTCTTCTAAGGTTATTTTGTTTTGTCCGTCTATCATTAGATCCTTTGTAAAAAAGCGGTTAATACAGCTGCAATAATTAGGGCTATTACAGCTTGCTGGTTGTTACTGAATTGAAATAACTGGGTTAGCTTCTTTTTCATTTTCTATTTTTTCTAGGGTTAAAAAATATTCGTTTGCTAGTGTTTCGCACTCTCTTAATAATGTAGAAAGGCCTATTTTACTATGATTATTTTGCATTTCTTTGGCGCAAAGGATCTGCAATAAAACGTGTTCGTATTTTGTTAGGCCTGGGATTGGTGCCACTAGGCGGCCAAATTGATCCTGGACTGGCATAACTGGAAAAGCTGGTGCGTTTTTATCTATTTTCATAATCTATATGGGTTTTTTCAATGTGCTTTAAAAATTCTTTATGTGCTTTTTCTATTGAATATTGACTAACTGCATAAATACAATTTATTCCTCTACCTACTTCGCTAATATCAGTAAAATAAATAAATGGTACATCATTAATAGTTATCAGTTGACAATAAACTTTTAAATATTTGCAGCTTGTTGGTAATTCTATCATAAATCAGTATTATTTGTTTTTTCTGTAAATTCCTTTACTGCAATAGATAGGTACTTGTTGTTAGCTTTGCTAATCTTTACCCAGCCAGCAATTTCAAATAATTTGCCGTCTGCCTTAAAGTAGCCCTGGTAGTCGGGTTGCTTTTCGTTTTTTTTGTTTTCTACTTTGTTCATTGATCCGAAGCCGTCGGCTAGATCTTTTAAATACTCATTCATTTTGTTGGTTTTAAAAAGTGATAAATTTTAAATAGGTAAAAAAGTATAAAGGCGCCAGTGTAGGTTAATATACATACTGGCACGCTTACTGCAATAAAAAATATTATTGCAGCTAATCTAATTAGTTTGCGTCGCATTGAAAACTGTTTTCTAGTCGTTTAATTTCGTGCTGGTAATGTTCCAGTGCCGCGTCTATTAAGATCCTTATTTCAAAACAAAGATCGAAGGGCAAATCGTTTTCGTTTAACGATAAAAACTTACCGCTGCTAGAATAGAAAAAAAATGTACATTGTTCGTACGGTGATAGTGCGCGTAATGCTTCTAGGCGCAAAATTTTGTGTTGTAAGCTGGCTATTTCGCCCAGGATCTTACTGTCGGTTTTAAGTTGCATATATTAGGGTTTTGTTTGTCTTTGGTAAAATTATAGTAAAAACGTTTAAACTACCAAATTTATTTTTGTAGGGGCATAAAAAAGCCCAGTATAGACATACCAGGCTTTCTTTTTGTACTAGACCATTGAAATTTATCTAACCAACTTGCTTCTTATGCTAAAAATAGCGCTTTTTCTTCTTTTCTACGTCTAACCAGCCCAGGTAAAACTACCTTTTGGCCGTTTACGGTGCCTTTATTCCAGCGATCAAACTGGGCCGCCACTTCTTCCTTTGGTGCGCCGCTATTAAGTAACCTTAAAAGCGTGCTAGATTGAAATGCGCCGATACCTACGTTATACACAAAGCTAGTTAAACTATCCAACTGGTTTTGGTTAATAGGTACCTTAACCAGTGCTTTGATCTTTGGCACTATTGACTTTGTTTCCTTCCTTAACCATTCAACAGCCTTTTCCTGGGTGATACTATCACCTAGCCTAACTTTACGCTTTGCGTCGTAATTGTAGGTGCTTCCATACCCCACTGTTGGGATCCCAACTGGATCCAGGTATGCTCTTAAATACTTATTGATGTCGTCGGCCTCAAATCTTTTTATCAATTCCTCGGCCTTTGCTCCTACTGCCATTGTACTACTTAATAAGATTAACGCCACAACAGTAACCACCAATATTTTTTTGGTTTGGCTAGTCATTATGGACGGTTATTTAAATTAATGTCGCTGTCTTTTGCTGCAAATAAACCCAGGCCGCTTAATATGGCTGTTATACCAGTTGGCACGTCGCCTTTTAATACTGTTGCAACCCCAGTAATTACGGCCCCTAGGCCGAATAATGATGTTTTCCAGTTTTTGAACATAAAATTTATTTTTTAGTTACAAAATCAAGTTTTGTTTCAATGCGCGCCAGACGATCCAATATTTCTGTATTGGTATTATTGTGTTTAGATAGATCTATTTCAATTTTATCTAAACGGTTTTTAGTTGTGAAATAAAAGCCACCGCCAGCGGCTACAAAAATAATTATACTAAATAACAGATCCGTCGCCATTTTCTTCCTTTAATATTTCACGCGCTATTGCATTGTAAGCGTCGGCCGCTGTCATTGCTGCCGTTAAGTTTTCAAATAAACCGCTTTTGCTAGCTGCGTCTAAAATTTGTTTGATGATTGCAAGTGCTTGTTTGGTTTCCATTGGTTTTGTATTTTAAAGATTAATTAAGCTAGTGTGATGTTAAGTTGCGTTGCGGCCCATTCATACGCCCACTGGTTAACGTCGCTTGATGTACCCCATTGATCGTATTGAGGCTCCCCCATTGTTAAATTTCCGTCTGCTAGTTTAGAAGCGTCCGCGTCTAATAACTGCCAATAAAACGTGGCGCTGTTTAATAAATTGTCATTAATGATGATTAGGTTAAAAAGGCTAGCTGTTTGTTGCTGACCGTTTACCCAAATTTGAATAGGTTGTATTTGTTTCATATTATTTTAGTTTTCTAATTTATTAATAAACCAGCTATAAGATCTGTTACCAGCATTTGATGCTGTTAATATTAAAGTGTTTGATCCACTAACACTAAAAGTTACAAAATCACTACTACCACCTAAATAAGTTGTAGTGGGTGCATTATTTCCGTCAAAATAAAATCTAACAATATAAACTGCTGAATTTGTACTTGTTCCAGTACTTGTATTTATACTTGCCATTAATAACATTGTTCCGCCAGTTGTTCCCATATTAATAGAAATACCAGTGTCATAACCAGATCCACTACCAGCAGCAGCAAAACAGTTACCAATAGAAGCACCTGAATTAGTACTTCCGCTAGTTGTTCTTAATATTGTATTACTACTTAAAGCATTATTGTTAGCTGTACTACCTATTGAAGTTATACCAGTTATTCTAGCAGTACCATTAACTTGTAATTTTTGCCCCGCGTCTGTTTCTGTCCCGATTAATACGTTACCAGTACCATTCATTATTACTTTACCACCTGTACCAACTGAAAGCCAATTAACGCTTTGTGCTGCATTAGTTACGTTTAAAATTGAAGCATTGGTATCAAGTGTTGGCGTAATTAATAAAGCATTAGTAGGTGCCGCAGTTAATCTCATTTCTGACGCACTTACTAATCCACTAAACGTTGCAGCGCCAGTACTTGCAGATATTCTAAAACGCTCAGCTGTTCCTAATGTAAAATAATTCGTTATTACAAAATCTCTCGATGTTGTTACACCACTACCAATAGACCAATTAAAATTGTTGTTATCAGTAAATTGTGTTAAAGCATCACCTAATGTAGTTCCACCATTAAAAGCTGTCGATATACGTACACGAGAACCTGACGCGCCAGATGTAGCAGTATTAATTACTGCAATTTCATTAAGTCCACCTACAACACTTCTTGTACTTAAAATATCTCCATTAATTGTTGTACTACTCGTTATTAAAGCCGTTCCGCTAATTTGTAGACGCTCACCGCTATCTGTCGTTTTTCCGACAATTAAATTTCTGGCTGGGCTTATTCTAGCTGCTTCTTGTACGTTTGTAGTGTCGTAAATACCAAATAAGATTGGGCTGGCTGTTGTGGATCCGTTAAAAATACACATATCACGATCCACACTACCCTGGATAAAATTGTTTACGCCAGTTGAAATACCTAAACCAATTCTTTTAGTCGGCCCAGTTGCAGCGCTATCAATACGCAAACTAGGTGCGTTTGCACCAACTATTTGAATACCGTTGTCGCTTGTGGCACTTTCAACAACTAATTTACCGCTTCCAGTTGATCCACCGCCTATTAATACCTGGCCGTTTGTTTTAAAAGTCGTCCTAAGTGATAACGTCGGGAAATTAGTAGCGTCGTAAAATAAAAAGTCGTTGTTTGTATTTTCTGTACCTATCCACCACTGCTCATTACCAGCATTTTCAAAAGCTATTAAGCTATTGGCGCTTGTAGTATTATTAAATTTAGCTACTAATGTACCATTGTGGTTTACATCTAACGCCGTTGCTGGTGTATTTGTATTAATACCCAAATGATTATTTGTACTATCCCACCACAAATTATTTTCACCAGTAATAGCGTTTGTACCGCTAAAAAAAGCCACTTGGCTTGCTGCACCGCTTCCAGTATTATAGGTATTACTATCCAGCGATCCGTCGCCTTTTAAAAATTGGCTTGACGTTCCACCAGTAACAATAAATTTACTGGCTGTTAGCGAATTTGCTGTACCGTCCCAGGTTAACCCTACGTCATAAGTAATTGTATCTGTACCATTCCACAAAGCAATAGATCCAAAAGATCCACTGCCAGTAATTGTTCCAGTACCAGGGCCACCAATTAGATCCCAGCTTGTACCGTTATCGCGATAAAACGCAAATGTATTTGTAGATACAAAGATCCTACCAACAAAACCAGCTGCGGGCCTATTGGCGAAAACATCAGCGTAAAACGCTGGCGTCTGTCTTTGGTTTAATATTGATAAATCTATCGCTGGCATTATTGTATGTAGTTTTTCTTAACAGTTACTAGGTTATTAAAACCCCCTGAATTGATAAAATTTGCAAAAAAACGGCGCGTTGTATATTCACCAGCGTTGCCCTCAATTTGTAAACTTTGATTTTGTTGCAATGTTACGTTTTCAATCTGTACGGCATTAGATCCGTAATTGA